AGTAGCTATAAAAATATCCCCTCGAATGAGGGGAATATTCTTTATGCAGGTACAACCAAAGCAAAAGCTGAATCATTTCTCAAATCCTTAACACCATAGATTGTATCTGAAGTGTAAAGAGTTGATAAGTAATCTTGCTTGTACTGTGTTTGTGAACGCACATTTAACTGCTCTACTAAAACAGCTGCGTCTTTATGACCCATTAGGCAGACTCTGTCTGTACCTTGTGCTGTATCAGCATTTGAAGTAACATACACAGGAATACCATATAAGTTACCAATGTGACCATTACGGATTGAGTTAGAAGAACCTGCTTCTCCAACATTTTCCATTGTTACATAACGGTCTAGACCTAAAAGAGTATTTCTAGCTGCAGGTGGAACTAAAAAGAACCTTCCTGAAGTAGGAACATCTTGGTCATCCATCTTCTGAATAACATTTCTAATTGCAATATCAGTTAATGCTGCTGCGTTAGAACCATCATATAGTGCTTTACCATCAGCACCAGTGAAACCTTTATCGTAATCAGCAGTACCATCACCACCATTCATTACTCGACCTAGTTGAACCATGTCAGTATCCACTTGTTTTGCAAGTGCATAACCAGCATCGTCTGTGTAGAATCTACGCATTGATGATAGTGCTTGTACTTCTGTGATATCTTCAATGAAACGTGAGTATTCATAGTGTTTATCAATTAGTACTTTTACTTCGTCTTCAGTTGCAGCAATAAGTGTAACTGCTGTTTCTGAAGCTTTTAGAGATGCTTCACCTCTAGTTGGTTTAGGGATATGAATTGTATCACCTTTTTTGCCTTTAAAAGACATTTTTTTAAACAAATTTGCTGCTACTAAGTTTGCTTTATACGCTGCGATGACCTCGTCGGACCATATCTCAGGTATAAAGACCTTAGCGGTTACAGGTGTGACCTGTGGGGTTGGATACGCCATTTTAATTTCCTCTCTATATTGTTTTTAAATGACTCGCCCTTCCTGGTATGCTAACATTATCTCATCAGATAATGCATCATATTTGTCTGGGTCTGTCTGCATTAGTTTAATAATATCGCTACGTCGATATTTCTTTTTAGAGACAGGTTCGTTATTTCCTTTACTACCAACACTAGCTGCTTTCAATTGATTATCTTTATCTATTTTACTAGTCTCTGCTACTTTAGCTACTCGTTCTTGTTTCTCAGTCCAAGTAGTTAATAACTCTTTAGCAGAGTCATAATCAAAATTAACTTCAGCTCTGTTGTATAACTCGGAGCGAACTTTAGAAGCATTTATCCATTCAGCAAAGTTAGGGTCTTGAACAATCTCTTCCAGCTTTGGATACTCAGAATTCAACCTAGTTAATGTAGCAGTACGCTTCATTTGTTTAGCTGCATCTTGAGCCTCCTTAATAGCAGGATGACTATCAATTTGTTTCTTAACATGCTTCTGAGGGTTATCAAGATAATCCTCTGGACTTGTTTCTTCTATCTCAGTCTGTGATGCTTTCGAAGTTTGTGTAGAAATAAAGTCATCAACTACCTTTCTAAGTTCACCCACTTCAGAGCCTTGTTTACCAATGAGCCTTTCAGCTTGTTGGTGCATTTCTGCAATCTCTTTAGCAGACTTTCCTCTATACTTCTCTGGTAAGTCGTCTTCTTCTGCAACTGTCTCTTCCTGTACAACTGGGTCTTCCTTGATTGGTGTAAGCTCTTTCTCAAGATTTGCCTCTACTCTTTCTTGGTCTTCTACCACTGGTTGGTCAGGTGCAACTGCTTCTTCTACTTCTTCTATTATATCAGCCATATTATTCTCCTGTGCTTAAAAGCATTATAGGGAGATAACTAAGGAGACTAACCCTTATTTACCTCTAGTTAAAGTTAATACTCTTGCTTTTCATTAAGAGCATTGTGTTTCTTCGCCCATTTCGCATGTGCGTCGGGGAAGTCACCAGATACACCTTCTAACATTATGTTAGGAGCACTAATAAGTTTCTTAGACTCTTTACCACATGTTGGGCAATCTGTTGTTGTAGTGTATTCAATAATCTTATCAAATACTCCACAATCCGTACATTCAAAATCAAACAGTATCTTCATTCTTTAAATCCTGATGTGCTTGTTCTGAAACATCTTTTAAATTAATTAACCAGTTCATAATTCTTAATTCACCTTTTCTAGCAAATAAAGTTTTTTCATCTGGTATATCTTCTACTTTAATTGTATCTTTTATCTTCTGTATATCTTCTACTAAATCTTTCCATCCTTTAGTAGTAAACATTGTAAATCTATCTTCATAATACTGTTGTAATTCTTTATCCATATATATAATATTATACCATAAAATTAATCAAATGTCAAGCTTTATTTTGTTTCTGCATCATTTGCATCTTGACTATCTCTTTGTTATCATTCATATCTTGTTGCTTAATCTTTATTTCTTGTTGCTTCAACATAAGCTTTGCAGTAGCTTCTCTTCGTTTAAACTCTGCTTCTTTCTCATCTGACTCACTAGGTAAGTTAGTTGCTAGAGCTGTCATAAGTTTAGCTTGTATTTCTTGTGGCATCATCTGTGCATCTACCTGGTCTTTCTGTGCTCTTGCCATATTAGACTGTGCTTCAGAAGTCTTAAGTTGAATATCAGCTTGTGTATTAGCCATCATCATTTGTGACTGTTGTTGCTCTTGTTGTTGTTGTGCTTGTCTAGCTTGAGCTAAAGCTTCTTGTATTACAACCTTATTATCAAGACTAGAGTTCTTAACTATACCATCTAACAACAATGGTACTACAGGACTATTAGGTCCTAGTGTTTTAAGTAGATTCATAAATTGTAGTTGTTCTACTTCTTTAGCTAGATTGCCTAGAGAAGAGTTAGCTACAAACTTGTAATCTGCAACAGGGAACTCTTCAGGTGAGAACTGCATAAATCTATGTGCTACTTTAGTAATGAATGGAACCAAGAAGTTGTCTTGGAAGTTCACCAGTGTACGTTTGTTCTTTTTAAGTATGGTAGCTAAGGTTACAGAGAGTTCTCCTCCTGTAGGCTGCTTAACGTCGCTTTGAGTATCTAAAGTATTAGTAGCTTGTAGTAACATCTTCTGGAATGCTTGTGCAGTTACTAGATTAGACTCTTCTGTTACACCAAACTTAAATGGTTGTAGAACTTCTCTTGGGTCTCCATTAGTAAGTATTGTTTTACCTGGTCTAATCTCAAACTTAGCTCCTCTAGGTAAACGTGTTGCATCCATACCCATCATAGGTGCAGTAGTTAAAGCTAGTGAATCTAGGTGAGCTCTTAACTGTGCATCAATTGCTTTCTGCATATTGTAGCCTTTTTCTGCTACTCCTCTACCCCAGAATCTCTTAGGTACAGTATCATCTTGATATGCTACGACTGGTCTGTCTTTCATCATATATGGACTTCTCTCTGCTTTCAGAAGTACATTATCGTTACCTATTACTACAATACCTTCTACTAAATTGCCATATTCTTGTAATATGTCCCCAGTTCCTTCATATGTCATGCCACTCTCAGGATTATCTATTAATTTTTCTGGAACTAGACCATAATACCTTACAATCTTAACTTTATCTTGGTCATAGTCTTCATCTATCCAAGATTCGTCTAAATCTGCTTCATCTGGAGCACTTCCTCCTAAATCAGCTTTTAAATACACTCCATCTTCTATATTCTTAGCTACATGGTGTGCAGATACGAATTCTTCTACAGCACATCCCATTGCATCTGTAATATCATTAGCATTAGGGTCGATAAGGAAGTTTTGAGGACTAATTGGGTTTAGAGTTACTGTAACTTTCTCTTTAGACTTTGTACCAATAGCTACAGAGTCTACATCTTCCATAACTTCTGTAGCAGGAATTAAATCTTTTTCTTTACGAAGTACAACTTCTCCAATACCTGTACCATATATAGAAGCTAATAGAATAACATCACCTACTGCTTTCCGTAATCCTGTTTGTTTAAAACATTGTTTCATGTATTGTTGCATATATTCAATATCTTTAGCGTCCTTATCCATAAGGTCGTCATCAATACTAAACAAATCATCACCATTACCAAAGACTCCTTCTTCAATCTCTGATGCATGGTTCTCAATAGCTTCTTGAAGGACGGGAGAAACTAATCTACTTCTTTCAGATTCTCTTAATCTATCAGCAGCATCCCATTCACCTCGCCACAGTCTTTCATATTCTTTCCACTTCTCTAAATAGTTCTCATCTCGACTGTCTCTCCAGTCCATTAAATGTCCTTGTATCCATGAGACTAGTTTATTGTCTGTTTCATACTGTGCCATTGTGTATTCCTCTTAGTTAATAACCAGAAACCATGTCTAAGGCTTCATAATCTTCGTCTATATCTTCAAATTGCATTTCAACTTGTGCAATCTGTTGGATATATGCTAATGCATCTACCAAGTCATCATGTAATTGGGCATTAGGAAAGTTTACTAACTGGTCAATGAATGGAGTATTCCAATCACCTCTTTGTAATGTAACTTTCCTATTTTCAAATAGCCCTTGTAACGACCATATAACTCTTTCACTCTTTTTTCTGTTACCATGATTCAGGTCTTCTATCCTGAAATACATGTTATTCTCTCTCATTAAATCATTTAAGTATGGTGCTGCTGCATTCTTAAGAGAACCCTTCTCTATACCAATCTTTGTTGGCATGTAATCCTGAACAGCTTTAAAGATTTCTCTACAAGTTTCTTGTATGTCCCATCTTCCATGTTTTATTTCTTTGACCCACCATCCTTCTTGATGGACTTTAACGATTGCAATTGCTGTTTCATCCAGTTTACGGTTTTTATTTCCTGCTTCTTTATCCACAGCCACGAATCCAGCCAAGTCGACTGCAATGTAGTAACGACCATCTTCAGGTTCATCTTCTTCATCTCCATATTCTATCCATTCCTCTTTAAATATGTCCCTTGAAGCTGCTTGAAAACTAGCAAGGAACTCTTGTCTAAATGCAAAGCTACTCATTGAGGTCTTTGCTGCTTCTATTTCTGACTCTGGGATTAATGGATTGTCATAAGAAGAATAGTGAAACTCTTTCCAATCTTCATCTGTTCCTTTTTCTGCATACTTATATAGCTCATAAAAGTGGTTACGACCTTTAGGAGTTCCTATAAAGAGTGCTTTACCTTGTACATCTGCTAATGCTGGTCTTAGAATCTGTTCCCATACATTAGGTTTAATATCTGCATATTCGTCAATAACCAAAAAGTGTAGACCTACACCACGAAGTGTATCTGGTCTATCTGCTCCTTTTAAGTATATCTTACGACCATTGACTAAAGTTAGTACAGATGTATTCTCATGTGCTGCTGATATAACATCCTTACCTAATTCTTTTAGAACACCCCACATAATATCTTTTGCTTGTTGGAATGTTGGTGCTACATAAAATACATCTTTAGATTCGCTCTGTAATGCTTCAATAAGAAGCAACCAAGCAGCTAACCTAGACTTACCAAACCTACGACCAGCAGCAACAATTCTAAATCTGTGTTCATCATCAAATACTTCTCGTTGTTTCTCGTGTAACTTAACATTAATCTGTGTCATTTATTGTATTCTTTTGTGTCCAGGCTTCTATCTCTTCCCAGGGTTTACCTAATTCTGTAGGGTCTTCTACACCTACATCTTGTTCCATATAATCTTCTAATGCATCAAACCAGGGTTGCTCTGAAAAAAGAGATTGGTTTCCTTGATAGAATATATTTAATGCATTAGCACCAAAATGATGCAGTAAAGGAAAGTCCTCTCTATTTATATATCTGTTTGTAACATGATGAGCTCCAGCTTTACCTTTAATAAAGTTAAAAGCTTCTGTTGATATATCTCCATCTTTTAGAGCTTGTTCTGCTGCAGACTTATATACATTATAAGCATCCCAAGCATCTTGAGAAGTTTTATCTCTTCCTTTGTTTTTAGCAGCAAAAGGTTTATCTAAATTAACATCATTCCATCCAGCTAAGAGACCTTCCCAAAGCTTTGCATACTTATCCATTACTGAGATAACCTATCTTTTATATTAGTGACCTGGTCAATTCTATCTTGTATTTTTTCTTTAGACTCATCCTTAGCTTTCTTAAGAGACTTTTTAAGTCTATTAATTTCTCTAGAAGCTAGACTAGCTCCTTGTTTAGATTGTGTTGATGTAAGTGCTGGAGAATCTGGAGTATTATATATGCTCTCCCATCGCTTGAATGCGTCAGAAGTATATTCGTTAAAGTCATCTGTATCGTCTTCTAGTTCTTCTAAAGTTTCATCTAAGTCTTCAGCTAAATCTTCTATTGGGTCTTCTTCTGTGAATGCATGTGTAACACCTGCTCTACTTAAAGCTTTTTCAGATGCATCTAGAATTGGATTAGAATCTAAGTGAGAAGGATAGATTAGGTCATCTAGATTAGTCCATCCATTAGCTGGTTGTGTTGCTTCATCATCACCCAGAAGTGTATTCTTTAGATTACTTAGTTCATTCTTTG